CCTTCAATGCGGAGGGTAAGGCAGTGCTTGGCGATTTGCTGGAGGGCGCGAGTATCCAGTGTGTTGCTGATGAGAATGAGAGGGCGTCCATCCACAGACTCGGGAGACTTCAGGTAGGTAAGAAGCTCCTGGAGACCTCCTCGCTCTCCGTTGCTGAGTCCGTCAATCTCGTCTAGGAGAATGCCGATACCTCCCTTCTTACCTGTCTCCACCATGCGCATGATGCCGCCCTCTTTCAGTAGGGGCACAATCACTTTGCGGAAGGAGGTTCCACTGCGTGTGTGACTGGCATTGAATTCTAGGACCTTGAGGCCGGTGGCTTCAAAAACTCTGTGAGCGAGGGTGGTCTTTCCAACTCCTGGGGAGCCGAGGAGAAGCACGGCGCGAGCCGTTGTGCGTGTATTTATCCAGTCTGTAATTTGCTTTTCTAAGTCTGGATAAAGACAGTGAGTTTTCTCTAACATCTTTCTTACTACATAACTTACCGCTTAAGCTCCTTATAGTCGTATGACGTTAAGTCACGACGTTAAGGAGCAGGCGGCACACCGCCGAGGCACACCGTTCCGTCCCATACACCCTCCCATGTCACCTTTTTGGCCGCCGCCTCAGTGCACAGGGCTTTTGTGCGGGCTGCACCCGTGAGGTTGGCCGATAGATTGAATACATTGTTTCCAGTCTGACTCGGCACTGACGAAGACGTCCACCTCGGCATATTACCCGCTACACCCGTATTGTCTACGCAGTATGTAACTCTATTTCCACTGCTGTCGGCTACCCCCTTGTAGATAGAGAGGAAGTCGGGGCACACATTGATTGATGGGGGCCAGGGGCCAACGGCAGCAGTTGTCTTGCCACTGGCCTGGAACCAGCGCGTGCCGAAAAAGGCCTCTATTACAACGGCCCCCACGAGAAACATGATGGCCGCGATTGTGCGCCCACTGGAGAAGAGAACAAAGGCGCCGCCTGATGCGATCACGAAGGATAAGAAGATGTAAAATAAGAACACGTAGTCCATTCTAATGTGATAGAGGAAAATCAGTTACTACAAATAACTGATTTTGATGTTTAAAAAATAGAGTAGGCAACAGCTTACTTTTACGTTTACCGGCCTCGTTAGGTCGTTTACCGGCCCCACTTGGCAACCGGCGTCGGCACCGTGCCAGAGGCCGCATCGAAGCCAACCTCAATGTAGCCCGTAAGGAAGTCCTGGTTCGGGGTCGTGCCGGTGGCACCGCCGACGCCGAACGTGGACTGCGTGCCCGTGGACTGCGGGACGACGAGCTGCACCTTACGGAACGTGCGGCCGCCAGACAGGTACGTCTTGCCGTGGTCCCTGAGGAGGCCGGCGCCTGAGGCGTTCACGGAGGACAGGTAACGCGAGCCGAAGTAGGCCCACGAGGTGGACGCGAGCTGGTTCGTCGTGGTGTTGAGGCCTAAGATGAGGCCCGTCAGATTGCCGACAGGGATGTAAAACTCGTTGTCAAGAGACACGACACGCTGGGAGCGACCAACTGAACCTACAGACGTCATTTCTATATTTATGCCGTAGAAAAAAAATTACGCGGAATTTTGATAAAACTTCAGAAAGAGGTTTTATTAAAACATAAGTAGCCGGTGTTTCATTTTCTTGAAAAATCAGCTTATCGTTTACCGACCCCACTTGACAACCGGTGTCGGCGTGGTGCCAGCCGCAGTATCAAAGCCAACCTCGATGAAGCCGGTTAGGTAGTCCGACATGGGCGTCGTGCCCGCCGCGCCGCCCACGCCGAAGGTAGACGTCAGCTTCGTTCCCTGCGGGATTACCAGCTGGATCTCGCGGAACGTGCGGCCACCGGATATGTAGGTCCTGCCGATGTCTCTCAGTAGGCCGGCACCCGAGGCGTTCACGCTGGTAGCATAGCCACCAGACGCCCACGTCGCTCCAGTTAAAGCACCCGTCGTGGCGTTCAGAGCAAAGATTCTCGCAGAGCAATCAGCGATGGGCATGTAGTATTCGTTATCCATTGAAACAACGCGTTGAGAAAGACCAGCAGACATTCTATATCCCGGACTTAGAAATAAATTTGATACTTATATAGAATGAGTAGTCCGATAACACTTCCATTTACAAGTGGCGCCGCCGGTGGTCAAAATGGACGCATCAATCTGAATCTTGGGGCGCCGGATGTAAACGGCCCGATTGATTCCTTTCCAGCATATACGCACCAAACGGCTGTAGAGACGAACTTCCAGGATGATATGTTACGGGGTAACTGGGAGGCGAATAGTCTCAGCAAGAGCTTCTTCTCTGTGGAGAACATCAAGACGGTTCAGAATACGATTCGGAAGGAGGTCTTTAACCAGAGTAAGCCGAAAGGGTATGTGATTGACGAGCAGAGCGCCGATGAGTTGAAGATTATTATGCGCGCGATGTATTACCAGTATGCCCGGAATATTCCGCAGGGTATTGCTGAACAGGTAGCGGACCTCAACAAGAAGGTGGTAGATTGGTCTGTGCCGCATATCCTGTCGGCCGTTGACCATTACTATTACTATCTGAATGATATCAGTCATATGCCGATACCGATGCAGTCACCGCAGAGCATGTCATCAGCTGGAACGAAGAGTTTACCGCTGAACCCTTATATGTAAAATATAGGCAATAAATAGGGAATATATGAAAAGACTTATATTACTTCTTTTCATAGGTATACTACTATATTGTATTACGGCGAATCCGGTAGCAGAGGGTTTTCAGGCTGAAAACAAAGTAGAAATGGTGATTGCGCGGTATAATGAGTCTCTTGACTGGATTAAACAGGAACCTTTCAATCGATACCCTATTATTCTTTATAACAAAGGCAATAACACCGAATTTGCTATGACAGATAAGGTTAAGAAGGTTATTAGTCTGAAAAATCTAGGAAAATGCGATCACACCTATTTTCATCATATAGTAAATAACTACAATAAATTAGCAGATGTTACTATTTTTCTACCTGGCTCTATTGATACAAGTAGTGCTAAGTATATAAAAGCTTTGAAAGTATTTGATAACGTTGCTAAATATAACACGACGGTTATGATAGGCGCTAAGAATTTTGACGTTAAGAGTATGCTGTATAATTTCATATTAGATAAGTGGGTAACAAGCGACTCTCGCAATAAAAAGCAGAATGGTGAATCAATCTTAATTCCCGCACAGATAAGACCCTTTGGTAAATGGTATGAAAACAAATTCGGCTCACTTCTAACAAACTATATAGTATATGCTGGAATCTTTGCGGTGGCGAAAGAGGATATACTAAAACACCCTGTCTCTTATTATCAGCAGTTTCTTGATGAATTGTCGGTTGGATCCAATCCAGAGGTAGGGCACTACGTGGAGAGGAGTTGGCAGGCTATCTTCAACCCACCCAGCAATCGTATTTACATAGAGGGCTTTAACGACGATAGACTGGTATAAAGCACTGTCACTTTCTGAAAGTAGGGGTCGAAGCACCGACCCAAAATTGACGCGCCACCCGCGGGGGAAGTGTGTGTGCGGCGGCACAAGTGGTCCATTAGTCTAGTGGTCAGGACAGGAGGCTTTGAATCATCCATGATAATCACGTCTGAATGAGGAAACCTCTTAACCTCGGTTCGATCCCGAGATGGACCTATTGCCCGAGTAGCGCAGTTGGATTTAGCGCGTCCGCCTTCTACTCTATATTAGTGTCAGCGGAAGGTCGCGGGTTCGAGTCCCGCCTCGGGTAAAAGTTAGGATTCTTTAAAAATCCACATTTGCCTTCGTAGCTCAGATGGTTAGAGCAATCGCTTTGTATCACATAATAAGCGATAGGCCCGGCGTTCGATTCGCCGCGGAGGCACAAAAGTTTGTAGGTATCTTTAAAAACCTTCACATAGCTCCTATAGCTCAGTCGGTAGTAGCGCGGTCCTTATATCAATAATGGTATGCAAGAGAGGCCGAGGTCGCGGGTTCAAGCCCCGCTGGGAGCATATTTTTTATGAGGCCAAGATTTGGTCTGATATAAATTTCCATATAAATCCTCCCGCTCTCTTATATTTTGGATTACCATTACATACTTTTGATATAGTTTGACGCTGTATATTGTTTTTTAATCCTGCTTCAACAGTGCTCTCATACTTCTCTAATAAATTATTATTATCATCATATTTACCAATTCGTTTTCTATTTGGTGATATACCATTAGTAGTTATTAAATTTATAGGTTTATATATCTCAAATGTCCTATTGTTACGTCTCTCTTCCCATATTTTTTTCATAGATCCACTTAATTTTTCCTTTCTTACTTTTGTAATCTTTATACCAAAATTAGGATTCTTTTCACCCATCATAGCAATACTTTGTCTTTTTCTTTCATCTTCTGAAACTATCCTACCAAAATTAGGATTATTAGCACCTCTCATTTTATCTGCCCGTAGCTTTATAGATTCGGGATGTTGCTTTGAATTCTTCCCACCCTCTCTTAAATTATATCCATTTGGTACTAATGTATTAAATTTCTTAATATACTGTTCTTCATAAATATTACAATCCTCATCAAAGCATACGCATATAACTTGATATTTAAAAGCTTCTATTCCATATTTTTTATAAGCGGATAAGAGATATCTACCAATAGATTTAGGATCACGAGCTTTGTGCTGCTTCCATCTCGTCTCCACATCACTACAAAGTGTCTGCCCAACATATTGTTTCTTAGTAACCGTATTCGTTATAAGGTAAATGTACCCCATATCTACCTGTATATATGCAAGAGTTTAAAGCCACCCCTACACTACGATGTAGAAGTTGACACCACCATCCAAAAATTGACGCGCCGCGGCCCACATATATAGTTGGGGAGATAAGGATGCTTACAGCAACAAACTATTATGTTTAATAATACTTTGCATCCTGGAACCCCCCACAAAAAAACGAGGATGTCCGAGTGGTTAAGGAGACAGGCTTAAGATCTGTTGGCGCAAGCCTCGTGGGTTCGACCCCCACTCCTCGTAAAGAGTTTGTTTGGTTCTCTCAAAACCTTCACTTCTCCGATGTAGTGTAAAGGTCAGCATAGGTCTCTTTCACAGACCAGATCCGAGTTCGATTCTTGGCATCGGAATTAAGTTTGGTTCTTCTTTAAAAAGCACCTGGTGATCGCACGACTCTAAGGCTTTGCACAGCAATTCATATATTAGCCAATTAATCATGAAGCCTGCTTATCTTGCTGGTAATCTGCAAGAGAACAACGCAAATAGTTCAGTGGTAGAATAACGGGTTTCCATTCCGTTGACGTGGATTCGATTTCCGCTTTGCGTAAACAGTTTGGTTCTTCTGTAAAAAGAACCTGGTGGAGGAGTCATATTTACCGCCTTAACTCAGTAGGTAGAGTTTCAGGCTTTTAACCTGATAGTCGCGAGTTCGATCCTCGCAGGCGGTGACTAACTTTTTTTATGAGACTAATCTTTAGTTTTCTAAAAAACGTTGTAAATAACATGGTCTAAGTGTGTGTATGGAACACCCGCTTTAATAAGACCATCATAATACATAAAATCCCCACCATAAACATATCCCCATTCAGATTTAGCAGCTAAATCCGTAGGAATAATACCGTTCGGTGTTCCAATATTGCCTACTTTTAGTTCCTGTGTTTGATTCGGAATTATTACGTTAGGCTTTTTTTCATACTTCATTTTTGCAATATACATCATATTGCTGTCGGTACATGAGTTGCGCAGTTTATCAAATGATCCTTTTATATATAAATCATCATCATCTGCGTTCATTATATAGGTGGTCTTTGGTGTAAGAATCCCTTGATACTTGTTACGAATGCCATGCCCCCAAAATCCAAGATTGGGATTTTGTTCAATCGTAGTAATCTTTGACAAATGACCTTCTAACCACGAATCATCTAAGCCCGATTTTGCCGTACTACCTGGGCCATCAAATACAACTGTAATCGCATCATTTGGTTTTAACTCATCTTTTAGACTATCGAGCATATTCTTTAAAGATGGCCGCCCTCCTGTAGCAATAAAAATATGAAATGTCGGCTCTTGAGTCTCAAACCCCTCTGCTCTTTTTAATTGAATGAAGAGACATGCTATAATTATCAATAAACAAATGATATATAGTTTCATCTAATAAATGATTGTAAATAATTCTATCGTCGTAGGACATTAATTTTAAGGAAGCTATAGCTTCCTTAGTTTTTAGTCACGACGGTATCAACGAATCACGCCTTCGCAACAACCTTAATCTTCCGCTTCTTCGCAGGTGGAGCCCCACCATTCAGCAGCGCAAACTCACGCTCCTCCCTCACCTTGAGCCACACCTTCTCGAAGTCGGCGAGATCCAGCAGCCACATCTTGGAAGCGCTCGTGGCCTCCAGAGCCTCTACTGCCGCGCGGGCCTTCTCCACAAGAGCCTCCGCCTCTGCAACCGCCGCAGCCTTCACACGGTCCATGCGCAGACGAAGCAGATACTCGTAACTGTCTATGTCCTCGGTGTCCTTCTTTCCTGACAGAGGAGGCAGCGCATGCGCCTTCATCGCTGACACAATAGCCTCGTCGCTCGCACGCCGCAGCTCGATAGTCCCCTCTAGCACCCCTCGAATGAACCGCGCCTTCGCATCCGCCTCCATCGCCTCAGCACGCAGCCGGTCCATCTCGCTCTGCCGCCGCTCCTCATACTTTGCCAGACGAGGTCCGAAGAACGCCTCCAGAATGTCGCCCACACACGAATACCGCACAATCTTCGTGTTCGTGTCAAAGCAGACCATGTTGCTCGTGCGCCACGTGGTGATCAGTCGGAACCGCTTCTCAAACTCGCCAGGATTCCTCTTCGCCTCCTCGTAATAGTAAGGATCCAGATAGAGGTCAAAGCGCACGTCTACGTGGTTGTAGAGGTCATCATAGTTGAGAAGAGCAGGCTTGCCATCCTCCAGCTTCCCCGCCTCCATGTCCTTGTTGGTGCACATCTCATCCAAGAAGGCCTTGTAGTCGTTCGTCCACGTGCCCACAGGAAGCTCCGTGATACTAACAATCTTCTTCTCATCGTCAAATGCATAGAGACCGCGCGTCTGCCAGACACCGTCAGATGGCATCGTCATGCGGCCACGGAATCCCAGCCACCAAGGCTGTAGAGCCAGATTCGCCAGGCTCTCTCGCCGCCCATCAAGCCTGTCGCGCAGAAGCGCAATCATGTCGTTCGGGTTGAACGGCGGAATGTCCGTGCTGAAGCCCGTGCCGATGCCAACAGAGCCATTGACGAGCAGCATAGGCAGAACGGGCCAATAGCACTCGGGCTCAACAGCTAGACCATCATCATCTAGATACTTGAGAACACCGTTGTCCTCCTTGCGGAAAATGGTCCCAACAATCGGTTCCAGATGCGTGTGGATATAACGCGGAGAAGCCGCGTCCTTACCACCCATGAGGCGTGAACCAAACTGCCCAATAGGGGCAAGCAGATTTATATTGTTCGCGCCGACGAACGTCTGTGCCATGCTTGTGATAGCGCCCGTAAGAGACGCCTCACCGTGGTGATAGGCCGCGTGCTCCGAGACATAGCCCGCCAGCTGTGCCACGCGAATCTCGGACGTCAGGCCGCGCTTCAAACAGCCGAACAGAATCTTGCGCTGAGACGGCTTGAGACCGTCAATCAGATGCGGCAGAGAGCGAATATTGTCCGCATTGCTGAAGTGGATGAGCTCGTCATTGATGAAGTTACTGTAAGGAACCGCACCACCAGCACCCACCGTCAGAAGGCGCTGCGGGTCGTAGCCTGCCAGCCACTTCTTGCGGTCATCTGCGCGCTTCTTGCTGAATGCTAGCGAGAGGCTCTCGTCCGTGGCAACATCCCACTGATACTTGATCTCGTGGAGAGCGCGGAACCACTCTTGGGCCTCCTCAGGCGTGCTAGTTCCCAATCCCTTGTAATACTTCAGAGTCCAGCCCTTCGGATCATGAGCCGCCTTCCAGGTATCAAACTCGCCCTGAGAGTAGAAGCTGACGATGTCGCCCCGCCGAGATGCCTTCAAGAGCGGAGTCATGAGAGAGCAGACGAAGCCGGCCTTCATGAGGCTAGGCCACTCCGTGTGGAACAGATTCATCAGGAGACCCTTGATGTGAGACCCGTCCAAATCCTGGTCAGCCATCACCATCACGCGGCCATAGCGGAGAGACTTGAGGTCCTTGTAGACCTTGCCCTGCTCCAGACCCAGAATCTTCTTGATGGCGGTCAGCTCCTCGTTCTTGCTGAACTTGTCGGCGCTGACGTCGCGGACGTTGAGCATCTTACCCTTGAGAGGGAAGACGCCCCACGCCTCCCTTCCCACCACCTTGAGACCCGTGATAGCGCTTGTGGCAGCCGAATCTCCCTCCGTCAGAATAAGAGTGCAGTCGGACGACTTGCCAGAGCCGGCCCAGAGAGCGTCCACCAGCTTCGGCATTCCACGCAAGGTGGTCCGCTTCTTGCCATCCGTCTTCTTGGCGTCCTTGGCAGCCTTCGCATCCAGAATGTTCTGCGCCTCATCCATCAGACCAATCTTCACGAGACCCTCCACCAGCTTACCGCCGGTCTTGAAGACACTGCCGAACTTCGCCGCAGGCGTCGTCAGGCACTCCTTCGTCTGGGAGTCAAAGGACGGATTCACAATCGTGGAATTCACGAAGAACATGACCGCGTCCTTGAGCTGTGCAACCTTGATGTCCAGCTTCTTCTTCTTGGTCGCCATCTCACAGAAGTCGCCAAGAACGGTGCGCATGACAGCATCCACGTGCTTACCACCCTTCCGTGTGTTGACAGCGTTGACGAAGCTGACGTGCTTCTCGTCTGCGGCATTGTCCTCATCGTCAAAGAGAGTCCGCGTCAGGACGGCGGCCACCTCCCAGCGGTCAGAGCACTTCTCGTAGGCGAGGACAGCCCCATCCTTGACGAAGAGGCGGACGAACTTCTCGAACGTGTTGGTCGCAACTGTCTCGCCATTCCAGGAGACCTTGACGTCCTTGCCAGCGAGGGCGGCGAGCTCTAGACAGCGAGTGCGAAGAACGAGCAGCATCTCCTCCATGTTCAGTCCAACAAAGCGGCTCAGATCGGGCTGATAGGTGATCTTGACGAAGCCCGTCTTCGCGGCATCCTTCTTCACAGATGCCTTGTCGCAGGTGAGCATATGGTCCCGCCACGTCTGCGAATACTTCAGCCCGTGCTTAGGAGAGCGCGTCTCAACAGTGAAGCTGTGAGAGAAGATGTTCGTCAGCTTGGCGCCATAGCCATTCTTGCCGCCGACAATCTTCTCCTCCTCCTTGTTGTAGTTCCCGCTGGTAAGCAAGTGCCCAAAGATCATCTCAGGAACGAAGACCTTCTCTGTGGGGTGCTGTTCGATGGGAATACCATCACCATCATTCTCTACGCAGATGAGGAGACCGGATGCCGTGACGCAAGCACTCACCTCAATGTGCTTGATGGGCGTCTTACCAGGCTCTCCACTCCGAACAAGAGCATCCCGAGCATTCACGACAATCTCATCAAAGAGCTTGTAGAAGCCAGGGTTGAAAGCGCAGTGGCGATAGACCATCTTCCCCTTCTCTGCATCAAAGACCCAGCGCATCTCATCGTGCGTCTCTACAGACCCAATGTAGGTGTCAGGCAGCTCCAGAATGTGCTCCCTGTGCGTGTGCTTCTTATAGGCATCGGCGGTAGACATTTTGTTATACCAAGGGTGGGGGTCATGGCCCCTTCAAATTTGATACCATGATACCATATGAACTGAAAATTAAGGAAGCTCCTTGAGCTTCCTTAATTTTAAGATTCATCGGTTAATCTGTCGTATGACATTAATTTTAAGGAAGCTATAGCTTCCTTAAAATTAAGTCACGACGGTAACTTTAAAACAAAGAAGCTCAACAGCCTCTTTATTTTAAAGTTTTGTCACTCTAATAACGTCGTGACTTAATTAAGTCATCGCGTTAAGTATACTTACGCGTGTTATTCTTTCTCTTATTCTTATTCTTATTCTTGTATGTCTTCTTATTTTTTCTATTGCGCCGGCCGCCTTTGCTCCTTAAAAAGCTGGGAAGAAGAGACTGCTTCTCAGGACTCTTTGTGTAGGGAGTGGCATCATAGGTGATGGCACCGATTGCGGCAGAGAAATCAGCGGCGCTCATACTAGCTGTGCTTCTTGCTTGATCGGCTTCATTAAGCCTCATCACGGCATTCTTGGCTTCGGGTGTATCCTCAGGGCCGCCGACCGGTTGATTGAATGCGGTTCTAAGAAGTCCTTTATTACTAGCGTTCTCGAGTATACCCTTTGCATTTTTCATTATATCACCAAAAATTGGCTCGGGTGAACCAGCTGCTATCGACTCTTGTTGTAATGGAGTTTTATCCATACCAGGAAGTTTTGCAAAAAGATTAGCGCCGCCTTTCTTAAATTTTATAAATAAACGGCGAAGTGCAATAACATCATTTTCTGTTTGAATATTGATTAATCCATAAAATCCATTTATCATATACCCTGCAAAGGCTACTAATTCAGGTTTCTCGTTACCGAGCGCACCACCGAATTTGAAGTCAAACGGGCCGTACTCTGAAAATGATTTAAGCTTGCCATAAGCAAGATCATTAGCTTTCTGATGGACAGTTAATTCCTTACCCATAAGTCCAGAAACAAAACTTCCTAAGCCTCCACCTCTCATACTATATATTAATGTGTTAGAAATATTTTTGTAGAGTTGTGAGAGAAGCGAAGGTTGACCTTCTTAATCTTAGAACCAGTAATTGCCGTATTCACCTTTTCACCCTTTCTAACGTCGTGACTTAAAATTAAGGAAGTTACAACTTCCTTAATTTTAATGTCCAACGACTATTAGACGATAGGCTTAACGGTTAAGAAAGGGCTTTGCCCTTTCTTAAGTTTTAGCATCGTCGTTACTGGAGCTCCTAA